GACCGCGTAAGGTCTTGTGTGTTGTACTTGTTACTACATCAGCATACTGAATAGGACTATCGTAACACTTACCTGCTACGAGACCAGAATAGTGTGCCATATCTACCAACAACAATGCACCAACTGCGTCAGCAATTTCTCTAAACGCTTTCCAGTCAATTTGTCTTGGATATGCACTTGCACCTGCAATGATCATTTTAGGTTTATGACGTTCTGCTAACATCAAAACTTCATCATAGTTAATTAAGCCATCCTCTTCAACACCATAAGAGTGTGCATCATAAATCTTGCCTGATATATTTGGAGGGCTTCCGTGACTTAAATGTCCGCCACTTGCTAAATCCATTCCTAGTATAGTATCACCTGGGTTTAAAAATGCCTGGAATACTGCTGTATTGGCATTAGCACCACAATGCGGTTGTACATTAGCAAAGTTGCAACCAAACAGTTTAGTAACTTCTTCGATTGCCATGGTTTCAATTTCATCCATGTGACTGCAACCGTTGTAATAACGTTTGCCTGGATAACCTTCAGCATACTTATTTGTAAATATACTTCCGCTTAATTCCATTACTGCTTTGCTGGCATAGTTTTCACTTGCTATAAGCTCAATGGTATTATCTTGTCTTTTTGATTCTCGAGCAAGAATGTCTTTTATTAGTACATCCATTTATCTGTAACTGCCTATCATCTTGGGACCTTTTGTTATAAACTCTAGCCCAGCCATGTTACCCACATAAATTTTATGTTTAGGGTCGTATTGTAAATTTACTTTAACAGTATTCATAAACACGGACATATAACCTTCTGGTTTAAAATCTCCAATATCCACTTCTAATGTTTTTCCGTTATCTGTGCATTCTACAATGCATTCTTTTGCGTATGATTCATTCATGATGTTCCTATTGTTGTTTTTTCTTTTTACCAAAGAACGCACCAGTTGTAGGTACATTCTCAGTTTTTGCAAATGGCTCACACACAGTTACTTTGCCACCTTTAGCAAAATACTCATCCATTAACCTTTTTGATTCTTCTTGTTCACGTTTAATTGTTTCAGGTGATTTGTTCATTTATTTTCCTATTTTCATTTTGTCTAACATTTTTCTAGCATTAAATAATGATTTAAGTGGATTATCGTCATCCAATTCTTTTAACACGTCTATAAGTGTTACTAAATCCTTTAATGTACTTTGACTAAGTGTAACATCACCAACTGTTAGTGTTTGGTGGCTAAGAAAGTCTGTATTAATAGTTATATTATCAGATTCGTCTGATAGAACGTATGGTGTTCCAGTGGTAGTGGAAGCACCGTTTACAGTAATTGTATTTATTGAAGGTACCGTAATAGTATCTACCGTACCCATACCTCCTGTTAATACTGTTGTATAAAAGTCTTCTGAATCGTAATTAGTCATCTTTAAATACCTCATTTGCTAGTGGAAAAATATTACTAATAACATCGGCACATGCTTTTGCAATTTCGATGTGTTCTAATTGTGTACCATTTGCACCTCTTAACTCGATGTAATGTACCCAACTTCTTAATGTACCATTAACATACAGTCTGCTAACTGTGTTGCCTTCTGGTAATACTGCTCTTGCCTGTTCTTTAGCAATGCCGTTGCTTGTTGCCCAGTTATATGCGTCTAGTGAAGCATTTATAACATTGCGTTGCTTGTCTTCCCATGTTGCTTGTAATTTAGCATCATCTGTTACAACACTATTCTGCCTATTCTTGGGATCTTGTAATCTTGCTTCTCTAATTTCAAAACTTAAATCTTTTGTAGGGTCTGCATAACGTTGACTGAACTCTTGGAAACTAAAACTTCTGTGACGTAACAGTTGTCGTGCTATGTCTCTGGTTGTTTCAATTTCTAAACATGCTGACACCATTTCGAGTGGCGACCAATGTTTGTGTTTCATCAAATACTTCACAAGTTTCTCACTTGTTTTAGTATTCATTTGATTTTCTGGATTGCTTACTCTAGCACAATAGGCAACCAAGTCTAATGCTGACCCGTCTTCTGCGAATTCTCCTTGTGAATGACTTATTAGTTTTACTTTCATATATTTGCGTCCTTACATGTTTGTTTTATTTGTTTTACTTCTTCTTTACTTGCTTGGAACAGTTTCATCCAAAATGGAGGATCAATCATATCCTCAATTAATTTTACTTGCTCATCATTAAATCGTTCTAATAAGTTATTGCCTGTGCTACTTAAATAAATTACCCAAGGACTAACTTTAGCCGATCTAATATCATGTACTGCTCTACTAGGACTTACTGTTGTAAAATAGTCTTGCCATTTCTCTCCAGTATCCTCACTCCATTTAGCCAAGTACACAATAGTTCTTTCTAATGCTCTAAGACCTGGTTCTTTTCTACAGTACTCTTTGACAAACTTGTCGTATTGCCTGTCTGATGTCCACTGTTTTAATTTAATACCATTCTTAATTAGCCATTCTGTAAACTTTTCTGGTTCTAACCATTCATTTACTGTACAACTTCTACCAAACTTTACAAATCCTTCATAGTACTGACTCATAATAAAGTCTTCAATACTTTTAGGTTTTGTTGCACTAGTATTCATATCATAAAACATTTGAAATGCTCTGTGTCCTAAACGTATATGGCTCATGTCTTTGTCTGCCCAACGTCTTTTCTTTACACACATATGGGCCGAAAGAGTAGATTCATTGCGAAACTCTTTTTTGCACCATTTACATTTCATTTAAGTATCTCTTTTATTTCTTTGTCTGTGTAAGCATGAGCTTGAAAAAATTGTTTAAGTTCATCTTTGTCATTTATACTTAACAATAAGTCTATTTCATCTTGTCTAATATGTGGATATATATTAGCAATAGCATCTGACACTTTGTTTTTCTTTCTTTTACTGTTAGGTGGCTTTATGTAAGGGTGATGTTGTACCTTACCACTGCCTGCCGCTGTTAATAACAACCACTGTAACTCAGGGTGTTTACTTATATCACTAAACTTGTGGTTAACTAATTCATTCACCATCCAGATATAGTTTGGTGCTTCACCGCCTTGTACACTACTAGCATACCGCATCATCATCCAGGCACTAAAAGCCTTCTTTTGTTCAGCAGTAAGATTGTTATACCAGCCACGGTCTTTTTTATCTATGGCTTTCATAACTTCTTGTAATGGTATTTGCGGTTTTTTAGTCGCCATTTTTGTTCTCTTGATTTTTAATAAATTCTGCTACCTTTTTACTTTGCTCAGCTATCTTTTTTGCTTGATCCTTAATTTGCTTTTCTTCAAACTTTAACTTATGCTCTTGTTCAGTTTGCTTGTTCATTACGATCCTCTTTTAATTTTTTTATGTAGTCTTGATATATCTTAATATAATGCACTTGACCATCTGCTACAGTTGTTTTCCAATCATCCTTTGCATTTTCGTCTGCACTATCACTGATGTATTTAAAACATTTAAAGTTTACAAATGATTGTTTACATGCTTTTGCTATTGCATAGGCTTCCATGTCAACAACGTCTGCTATTAATTGTTCGTTTGTGTAGTCACTTACAAAATTATCTCCTGTACTGCAACACATATCTGCTATATCACCATTCAGTAAAACTACGCCATCTTCAAATGGTGTTTGCCCAGTTTCAAATCCTAATTCAGTACACATTATATCACGTTGTACAAAGTTTTTAATTTCATGTATGCCATTTGATACACTTACACCACCTGCTGTACCAAAGTTAAATACAGTTTCTGGATCATAACGTTCTATTAGTTTGCCGGCAGTAATACCTGCATTTACTTTTCCAACGCCTGTAAAAAATACATTAACCCAACTAGCCATTCTTGGTGCTTCTTCTTCTAATGCAATTAAAATGATATCACGCATCGTATTCTACCACACTATAAGTTTCCATATTACAATAATCTCTAAGTTTAGCAGTTCCTTGAAGGAAAGTCAAGTCAATAACACAGGCATAACACATTTTTGCTACTTGAAAGTTCTGTAATAGCTCGTATATAGCACTTGCTGTTCCACCGGTAGCACTAACATCGTCTATAATACAAACGTTGCTGTTAGGCCCTAATTTTGAGTCTGTTCGTATGTTTAAAGAGGTTGTATCATACTCATAAGTAAACTCATGTGTATAAGTGGGCGGTGGTAACTTGCCTGGCTTACGAACAATGTGTAAAGGGATACCTAATGCTAATGCCACTGGAGCACCCCATATAAACCCACGAGCATCCGGAGCCACAATATCTGTTGCTTTGATACTTCTGCAATATGCAACTATCTTATCTACCGTGTATTGAAATGCTTTTGGATTCTGTAATATACTAGTAATATCCTTGTACTGTATTCCTTCAACAGGAAAGTCAGGTACTGTAGTTATTATCTTTTTAAGATTCATTCTCGGCTTCCCACTCTAAGTTATCATCGTAGTCTTCCCATTCTGCAGATAAGTCTGCTCCTTCTGGATCAACATACTCGTCTCTCCATTTATCTGTAATCCAACCAACCGCGGCATAGTAGGCTTTGCCCATTGTGTCATTGTAATCCATATTACATTCTATTAGTTGTTTGTTGTACCAAACATCTTCAACAAATTCACCTAGGTGTGTTTCGCAAACACTAAAAACAAACTTCTTAGAGTCGAAAGGTTCATCAGTTTCTATAAACCAACTTCCAAAGCCACCTTTTTCTCCACTGTGGAATAATAATACCGGCGTACAAGGAGTAGGGTCATCTTCTCCTACACTAAGTTCTGTACTAATATACGCACCTTCTCTACCTTTAAGAGTATAAGGATCTTTAACTTCAAATTCATTTTCATCATACGCAAATTCATCATCATTTCCAGTAACATCAGAAACCATAAATGTTCCGTCTGAGTACATTGAATTAAGATGCTCTATGTCATCTATTTCATACCATGCTTCTGCATCATTTCCTATGTTTGGTGAATCAGCATCTAATCCTTCATCGATATCATCGCCAAACGAATCTAACGCACAGACGTGTTCTATCAGACGACTATCACCTTCTTCTTCTACTATTGGTGCCCAGTAGTTAACGAATTCTTCACTTACAGTACCGACTGTACATTCGCCTCCGTATCTTCCACCATCTACTCTATACTTATATTTTGCCATTTTTTTTCTCCAGTTTAATCTAACAACATTCCAATATCAATCTCTTGTGGTATTTTGTTTGCTTCTTTAACAAACATTGCACACGCAGGATTGCTCTTGTTCTCTAAAGGTGCTAACAGCATGTGTCCATTTTTTAATTTTGGAAAGAACCATTTGACGTCTTGAAAGATATTTGTAATCTTTACTTCATGACATTCTAATAACTTTCCACTTAATGGATTTAATGTTGCTGTTAAAAACCCTCTATTATTTAAACTGGTTAACGGCAATACTTCTATGCCTGTTAAATCTTCATCTGTTATAACAATACTCCAGTCCATAGGCATTTGAATATTGTACTCACCTATTTGTAAACATATTGCAGGAGCATAAAAACTCTCTAAAAATATTAAAGGTAAAAAATAGTAATCCATCCACTCCGGATCACTGGTGTCAAATACACCAAATCGGATATCATCTATCTCATCTGGCACGTTATCTATTTCATATACTGTATTATCTACTGTTAAAATTTTCATTTATACTCCACTTTGGTTACTTGAAAAGGGAATCCTTGTTCTTTATAGAATGCTTTTCTTTTAGTTAAATGCCGTTTACTGTATTTTAAATTACTTGTGATATCGACCACATTCAAATAATCCTTGTCTTCTGCTTTACGGATTCCTCTTCCGATACTTTGTATAACCCTTACAAAACTTTTACCTGGCTCTAACAGAACTAAGTTAAAAATTCTAGGAATATTAATACCGACCGCCGCAACACCGTATGTTGCAACTATAACTTTATTGTCCATCTCAGATACTTGGGCATACTCAGCCTGCCTATCTTTGACTTTCATATCACCACTAATAAAAACCCAATCCGGATTCTTTTCTATTAGCAGTTCACCTGTTGCTATCCTATCTATAAGAACAAGTGTATTACCAGATCCACTTAACCCTGCTATTATATCACTTATGTGAGTAACTCTGGGGTCATCTGTAACTAGCCATTTTAATTCTTGTGCATAGTTATTAAACCCTAACACTCCGTCTTGTAGTTGGAATATGTTAATGTCTAAATTTGCTAACACGCCTCTGTCTTGTAATTCTTTACTGCTTAGGTTTCCTGTAACAGGTCCCAAACTACATACACAACCTACTGCTTCATATTCATCTTTAGGTATTGTACCTGTTAGTCCCCAACGAATAGGAACATTAGCAAACACTCCGCCTAACAAGTTTCTTAAAACATCTGCTTTTGCTTTATGGACTTCATCGACCATAATACAAACAACGCCTTCTAAGAAGTCCTCTATAGGAAAATCTGCTTCATACTTTTTACTTTTCTTTTCCAATACTGCTAGACTTTGCCAAGTACAAATAGTGTGCGTTTTGTCGTACTGCTTTCTATCTCCAAACAACACACCTACATCAAGTCCTAAGTTCTTATAATCACGCTCTGTTTGTACAACCAAGTCTTTGTTAGGAACAATTACTATACTACGCCCATATGGTTCACACATATTGCTTAAGGCGGCTGTTATAAGCGTCTTACCGGCGCCTGTAGCCACTTCTTGCAAACTTTGTGGATTTGCTAAAAACTCATTTATAACTTCAACTTGATAATCTCTAAGTATAACAGGTTCACCTTCTGCAGGATGACCTTTGGGCCATGCTGTATCTTCATACATTGTATCAACAATAGGCTCGAAAGAAAACTTCCATTCTGCTCGTTGGTCTTGAATCTCTATTTCATAACCGTCTGCTTGAACTATTGGAAGTAATCTATCTAACATGTTCATATAAGTTCTGCCGCCAATATCACAATACCTCACACAACCATCCCACCTGCCTAACTTGTAAGCCGGCATATGATATGCATAAGGTAAAAAATACTTTGCTTCGTCTGAAATCTTACGTCTTGTACTTGGTGATAAACCAACGAACTTAACGTTCACTTCATCTCTTATTTCTAAAACACATTTTGCCATAAGTTATTATACTACCATTTCCTATTGATTGTCAACTGAAATTCTCTACCTTGACTAGAATAGCCTGGCAGGACCTCTACTTCTTCGTCTAACACGTTCTTGACATTAAGTGATAGTTGTACCATGTCATTGAATGTCTTAGTGTAGCCGAAGTTTAATTTTTCTAAGTCTTCTAACTCTGCACCGTCATATGGTCCAGGCTTTCTATCGTATGTACCTGTGTAAGAAGCATTAACATTATGTGTACCAAAGTCTTGGTCATAACTTAATACTGCAACATACTTAGGTACTCGTGCTTGTATGGTGTCTGTTGCTTTAAGCATTATACCAAAGTTGCCAAACGTCTGTGCATACCTAATACCTTTTGTGCTGTATGCACCTGTATTATAATACTTTGCATTAGTCCAAGTAGAAGTCGGTTCTTCGCCTTCAGCAATTATGTCTGGAGTTGAAAAGCCTGACATGTACTCAATGGATTCTTCAAAGTCGTATACAAATATACTTAATACCCCAAATCCTAGTTCATAGCCTACTGCTTCTTCTGGACCCAAGTCTAGATTAGCATCTACATAACTATCGCCATATAGTTCATATAAGTTAGGTCGTCTGTAACTTGTACCAACGTTAAAAAATAATGGTCCTTTTTCTACACCAAATCTCATAGCATCTTGACCTTCGTTACCTCGTCTAAAACCAAAGTTATAGTTTAAGGCAAACTCGGCATTAATGTTTAAGTAAGCACCATAGTTATCTCTCTTATGTTGATTATACTTTTCTTGACTAGCATCAACACCATAAGAAACTTGAAGTTTCTGCGATAGGTTTGTTTGGTCGCCAAGTCTCATATAGTCTGTACTACTTTCATTTTCGTAAGACATGTAATCGGCTGTGAAGTAATCTGACTGCTGATACGTTCTTCCTAATGTTAAGTACTCGTTATTAATTGCAACATTATACTTCTCGCCTTCTTGTACACAATCATTGGACTGTGAAAAGTCTGCTGTATAGCAGTTGTCGTATTCATATGAAAAGTCTGTGAGCTTTGCTGTAATAGTAAAGTCCTGAACATCCACATTAAGTTTAACATTCTTATTTGAGTACTCATCTTTTTCTGTGTTATCGTTTCTTACTTGATTGTTCACACCTAATTCTGTGTACTGTATCCATGTTGTTGGTGCTAAGTTTAAATACCTATATCCGTTATTACCTGCTCCGGCTGTAATTCCTTTGTTAATAGTATCTTTAATAAGTACTGTTCCAGCAATACTGCCTGAACCATATACAACACTATTTGCACCAGTGATTATTTTAACAGTCTCACCTGTTATAATATCTGCACCAAAGTTATACCATGCTGACCCGGGCTCATTTGCTGGTATACCATTTCGGTAAACTGATGTATGTATTGTTTGAGCACCACGCTCGTTGTAACCTTGGAATGCTCCATAGCCGCCGGCGGTCCATGTGTGCATGGGTGCTATTGCTTCTATTAGGTTGCTGTCTTGTAGTGGGTCTGTTTGTTTTACTTTTATTTGTTGTGCCACTACCACAACTTCCTCTATCTCTTCTGCTTGAGTTTTAAACGATATTGCCATCAATACCATAACTACAAAGACAAGATATAAAGGACTTAAATTGATGTGGAAATTCCAGTCAATTTTTTTACTCACTTTCATAAATTCTCCAGTTAGGTTTACTGTAACTAATTATACGTCTTTACAGGCAAAAGTCAAGTTAATTAATATCTTATTTTATAAAAGGTGAAGCCCCGGAGTAACTCCGAGGCTTCGTGGTGCTCTACTTGGGGGATGACTAACGTTGAGCACCAGGGAAACGTTAGCAATATTAATTATCCTATATAGTACCTTTCATACAAGTAGTCCTGGCGAGCTTCTCCCAATTAGCAGGATCCATTTTTCTAAGATCCGCAATCTTCAAAACCATTCTCAAACTTATCTCTCTAAGTACTTCCTGGTTGCCAGTCATAAAGTCGATAACTTCTCTGTCACCTTCTTTACCAAACTTGTATTCATCAAGCATACCGTCTTCAACGATTTGGTTGATTCTAAGGAACTTGTCTCTCATGGAGCTCATTGTAAGATCCAAGTAGTGACATCTTGACATCAATGCCGCCAAGTGATCCTTAATCTTCTTAGAACGAACGTTCTCAAAATCAACGTTAGTAATAAAGATACAACCACCTTTAAACTCAAACCTATCTGGAATTCCTTCTCTTCGAAGTGCTTGGGACTCTGACTTCCAAGTAATAGTTCTCTTCTTACCTGAGTCCAAAGTAGCCTTCAACATGTTCAGACATACTTCATCAAATAATACACTATCACAATCATCAAATACTAATATGTTACCCGCCGCACTATTATTATATAGTGTCTGGAATAAACCAATTGGAGTAACTGAACCTTTAACAACTTCAGTTCTTGCAGGCTTGCCAGCAACTTCTGTTAGCATGTCATAATCTTCTAAAACAGTTTCAACACCAAATGACTTACCAACTCCTGGAGGGCCACTTACTATCATACCACGTACCGTACCTTCTGCTACAGCATGAGTCATACGATCCAAAATATCAAAACGTTCTCTGATACGCTCAATTGCTTGAACATCAGTTTCTGCTTTTTCCTTCTTTGGAGTATTATCTATTTTAGGCTGTTCAGCATAAACACTTGGAGTAACATACTCTAAGTCTTGTGTAGGATCTTCTATTAAAATCCTAATGCTTGAAAACTTCTCACCCATTGCTTCACTACCATCAACGGTAATAAATGCACCTTTCTTGCCAATGTTAAGTGGCTTTAAGATTGGAAATACTGTATCAACGATTTCGTTTTTACGGTAAGTACCAGTCTTGATCTTTACATAATTCTGCTTTGTCATATTGTCATCCCCGACTAAATGATTATTGTTAATAAGCCCTTCTTACTAACTTGTATATATTATACTAAATTTCTGGACCAATGTCAACCTTTTACCGTTTTTATTGGAATCTTTTTCCAGTCCTTTATTGTTTAATATGTATATATTATACCGGATTTCCTGGCAGAAGTCAAGTTTTATTTTCCGGTTTTTGTGGTTTATTTACGGTTTTTGTATGTTTAGCATGAAAAAGCATGTCTGTAAGCATTTGGCTTGCCATTTAGCATCGTCTACAGCACTATGTAATGCCTCTTGGACGCCTTTTCTAGGGTCTACAGCCATCATGCTGAATACTGTTCTGCTATCACGTATCTGCCAATATGCCCAGTTTGTGTGAACTTCCATCTGCTTAAATAGGTTCTCTAATATGACCATATCAAATTGTGGGCCTTGGCACCAAATTTGGTCGCAACCTACTAACCACTTATTAAGTGATGTAGCGAATTCATTCAACTCAACTCTACCTTCTTCAGCAAATGCAATATCCTGGATATCCTGTGATTGCTTACCCCACCATTCTATTGTGCCTTGGTCTACATCTCTGCCTAACTCTGTTTGGGCATCAATATCAAGTTTGGCATCAAAGAAAGTATGTGGCTCTTCTTTAACATAAGGATCAAACTTTACACCACCCACACTTAATATAACTGCTTCTGGCGAAGTAGCCAATGTTTCTATATCAATCATTGCATGGGTTGTCATTTATGTGTCCTTGTGCTGTGAATGTAAACTTTCAAATACTGCGAATCCTTCATCCCTACTGTAGGTTTCTTCGTTATACAAACGTCTTTCTGAACAGTTCAATGAATACCATTCTGCAAAGTTAGACTCATAAGTAAAATCTGTATTGTATGTAAATACCGTTGATGTATTAACGTTCATATTAGTACCCCTTTGTCATGTGTTCATAACAGTCTGGTGTGCTGTTATCAAGTCTAGCACCGCAAATACAATGCTCCTCTTCTTCCCTTGTAGGTGCTCCTACAACATCTCTAACATAGACCTCTAAGGGTACGTTTATTATATCTTTTGCTTGTTTCATTATTACTCCTAAATATTAATACTGTTAGTATAGTTGATTTAGTGAGTAATGTCAACCTGATTAGGCGTCTAATTTTTCGAAGTACTGTTTGAACAGTCGTTCTTCCCAATAGTATGCTTCACGTTCCCAAGGTTGTTTACTGTAAGGTACATCAGACATATCTGCTTTTTTCCATCTCATAGCACTACCAGATAGTTCGCCTGCTAAGAACTGTTTTGCATGAACTAATTCATGTGTTAAGTTAATGAGTATTTCTTCTCTTTCAAATACATACCCATTACTTGTTCTTGCAAGTTCAATATCAATGTGGTGCTTATCGCCCCAGCAATATCCGCCTGCTTGTTCTTCTAGTGCATTGTGTATTTGTACGTCAACTGTGACATTGCGTCTTAGTTTGATTGGGATAATGTTTTCTAACATTAACTCTGATACTGACTCTACAAATGACTTGTTTTTGAACTGCCCTACTATACACACTTCAATCATATCTTGGTTTTCCACCCAGTTAGCAATAGTGCTTATAATAGCATCTTCTGTGGGTTTGTCAACCTTTTTGTAAGTTAGTGATTTTGAAGGAATTATCCTATCGAGATATCTTCCATTCCTGCTGTTCGGAGCCTTGTTATGTGTCCTATTTGCCATTGTTTCGTATCTAGCCCTTTCATTATACCTAGGTATTGGTTCCTAAGTAGACTGTATTGATTGCAAAGGTGTGTTAGGTTAATAACACTATCTTCACTATCAACAAACTTTTCTGCGTCTCTACTACTTAGTGTCCTATTATAAGATTCTAAATACTTTCTGAAAGTTTTACTTCTTTCCTTACGAAGTTCAATATTCAAGTGTTCCAGTACTGCCTCAATCTCTTGTAATTGATTAAACCTGTGTTCGGTAATGCCAGGTAGAGAAGCACTGGATCTCTCCAGGCTTCCCTTAATTGTACATTCGAATTTGGCTTCTTGTAGTTCTTTCTCGAAGTAAGTAATTGAGTCAACAATTTTACCTAAGTCCTCTACTACTGAATTATACCAACCTGCCATAATCTAGTTCCATTCCTCGTCTTCGTCTTCTTCCACATCATTGCCCACATCATAGTGACCAATAACAGCGGCTTTAAGAGCTCCGTCGAATGTGTGTGCTTCTTCCTCGATGCCAGACATATCACATTCTTCGTCCATTACACGGACTAAATGTTCTGCGGCTTCTACTCTATCCTTCTTCTGGATATAGTTTTTCATGGATTCCCACACACTAACTAATAATTGTATTTCAGGATTCATTGTTTAACTCCTCTGTAATAGGCTCATCAACTAAAGTCTCATCATCTACAATGTCACTTAAATCTTCATCTACAGTAACTACTGGTATTTGATGCCACTCGTCCATAACTACTTGTAATCGTTCTTCAGTCCACTGCTTTCTAAACTCTTTAATAATCTCGCCTGTAATAGGTGATGTATATTCAAGTTTATTACCAGTTTTTACAACGATACCTTTTGATTCAAGTAGTTCTAAAATACCTGAGTAAGGATTCATTCCTGTCTCATAAGGTATTTTAACCTGTACACTTTCAAACGGTTTGCTGTAACGAGTTTTCATTACTTTACATGCCGCTCTAATTCCTTGTACAGTGGTAGTTTTGTTGCCGTCCTCATCTTCTTTGAGCTTTAACTTTTTCATTGCTACTACAATACTACTTGCATATACAAAACCTTGTCCACCTGATATCTTATCATCAGGGTCAAACATATCTTGTGATGCGTATGTATGGTTAGTTGCAACAAGCCCAATTGGATGTGGTGCTAGTTGATTAACTGTATTTCTAACTAAGGATGTTAATGCCTTTGGTTTTCTTCCCATATCACCTTTCATGTCGCCTTTTTCAAATTGTGCAACATCTGTTGGTGTTAGTAACATTCCTAAACTGTCTACTACAAATAGCATTTTAGGTTGTTCCTCATATGGTAAGTCACCATAGTTAGTCTTATAGTCTTTTACAAATTCACTGATTGTTTTAGCAACATCATCAATCATGCTAACACTAATTTTGAGAAGTTTCTCAGGACTAGTGTCTACATCTAATGCTTGTAGCCAATCTTCATCAAGTGCATTTTCACTGTCAAACAATACTACTTGACAGCCTTGTTGTTGTGCATTACGCACTAAGTTACCTGAACAGATAAAACTCTTACCCGAACCGGATTCGCCAGCAAATACACTAACTTTACCTAAAGGGACTCCTTTATGGAAGTCCCCACTTATTAGGTAGTTTAAAGTGTAGTTACCAGTTGATATCCAATCCTGTGGGTCATGAAAGCCAGCACTAATACCGCTGATGCCTTTAGTTATGCCCGTTCTGAACTTGGTTAGGTCAAATGGTTTCTGCATTATCTTCTCCTAGGATCTGTTACGAATCATATTTAAAATATCATCCGCACTAGGCTTATCACCAGTTGCCTCTGCCGGAGCAGGTGCTGTTGCAGTTGCTTCAGCTACAGGTACAGCTGGTGCAGGAGTAGGCGTTGCTACTACTGGTTCAGTTGTTACTGTTGGTGCTGGAGTTTCTACTACCGGAGCAGTTGGTTGCACAGGTGCTGATGTAGTTGGTTTTGCTGAAGCACTTGCAGGAACGTCTACGCCATAAGGCTTGTAGAAGTTACCCCAACGTTCAACATCATACAACTCACCGTCAACTGATGCTTGGAACATTTCGCTAATTGCGTTAAGTTCGTCTTGCCCAGGTCTTTTTGGTAAAAAGTCTGATAACGTATACAAACCATTTGTATCAATTGCCGCTAATTCATCTTCATTTAAGCCACGTTCTTTACGAGCCCATTTTGAAGTACTATAGTCAGCGTATTGACCTTTAGTGGTTTTCATTACTCTAAAATCTGTACCATTTACATAATCAGTAGGAATGTTTTCCATATCAGGATCCATTAATGCTGATTTAATAATGTTAAAGATTTGAGGGGATATAACAAAACGTCTGATTGGATTTTCAGGTATTGTTTCGTTAAGTGGGTTTTCAGTAACATATCCTTGGAATATGTAACTTCTTTTTTTCCAGTACTTACGACCCATGTCTTCTAGACTTGTGTCTTTAAACCAAGGACGAACCTCAGTTAATACTGGACAAGTATCTCCGTACATTTCTGCACATGGTACTTGTACTGTAACAGGTTTACTGTCACCGCCTTTTACACCCGGAAAAGAAAGTCTAATCATTTGTCTTTCTTGCCAAAAGAACGTGTTATCAGTGTCTGCGTCAGGTAAGAACCTGAGAACAGCTGATGTTCCTTCGTCGATATTCCAGTGTGGATAAATGGCGTTGTCGCCGCCTGTTGATGATTGGCTAGAACTTTTTGTGTTCTCCATGCTTGCCAATTTAGCCCTTATTTCTGCCAAAGATGCCATAATAGTGTCTCCTATGTTTGTGCCATAATGTTGTAATACTACTTTGTGTTAATGTATTACTTGTGCCTAAGTTTAATGTCTTTGTGCCATGATGTCAACCTTTTTTTATCTTTTTATTGATAACAACCGTTGTCTTGTTGTGTATGTATTTATTTAATCTTCAATAAAACTACTTATAAAATCGGTATATTTTTCTTCTTCTGTTACAGTATGGGCCATTTCAGCATGGTCTACTCGTTGTGCTGATAACAATGAAGCCTTAACTGCTCTATATTCAAATTGATTCATAGAACCACCATTGCTTAGTTTATTACTAATACTACCTAAGTAGTTTGCAAGTTGTGGATTCTTAGCAGTAGAACCTAACTGTGATACTTGGTGCCCTAGTTTTGCTTCTGGTGTTGCAAAGTCCATTGGATCTTCACTAATAAGTTCTTTAATACCTGCAAAATTCTCTTCTTCAACAGTTTGCATAATCATGCTTTCAAATGCAGATTGCTTATTAACTAGTTTACTAATTGTTTCGTGTACGTTACCTACTTTGCTATCAAAGTGTGTTTCAGTGAAATGGTCTTCTAATGATACTTCATTAACAATATCAACATTGTTCATATCGTTGAGACTTTCTACTGCTTTACTATAAGTTTTTACACCGCTTAATTTTTTGAATGTTTCTTTAATTGTTTTAACATGTTGTTTAGCAAGTTCTACATAGTCATTATTTTCTTCATTAATAAGACCTTGCTTCTTAACATAGTTTGCAAATTCTTTTAACGTTTTTAATTCGTTACACATGCCAACAATACTTTCGCCTACTGTATCGTGCATTGTTCCGCCATTGTATAAATGCCTTGCCATTGCTCTAGCACCGTTTAAGTTTTTGCTTGGGAACAAGAATCGTTCTTCATTGTTCTCTATAAATATTTTTTGTATGTTTCTACTTCTAGAACCACGTACTTCTTCGTTTACTGCTTTAGTGTGCTTAACAATAATCTTTGTTCCACCTAGTGGTTGATTACTTGTTTTAATACTGCCTCTCATAGAACCTAAACTTGCTTCAGTGATAGTTTCTTCTTCCATCATATCTTCTGCTATTGCTTCTGATACAGTTCCTTTGCCATCACAAGTGCCACAAACTTCGTTGCCTTTTTGACAAGTACTTTGTCCGCCATCACAACAAGGACAGTCTACCATTGCTTCAAACACATCATCTGAGTTCATTGCATTTATGCCTGCATCCATTAATTCTTTTGCAGACTCGTCTGTTTCAAATCCACACTCTGTTGCAAAGTCCATAGATGAACTGTAATACATATCGCTAAAATCAGGTTGTAGTTCTTTAAGTTTTTCACCAATCTCTTCTGGTGTTTTACCTAAGTTAATTTCTTGGTTGCCTAAGAACATATACAAAGATTGGTCATCTTGGCATCCTACAACTGTTCTATCTTCATTAACAGGTTCTAGTCCTGCTAGTTTTCTCATTTCATTATGTTCTTTCATGTCTGATTCTCTTGATATGTTAATTGCTTCACTGCTTGGTTTTAATGTTTTACCAAATACTCTAAAATCTAACATCATTAAATAGTCTTTTGCTATTTCCGATAGTTGGTTTCTTATTGTATCTGTTTGGTCAGTATTAGCACTGATACTAAGTCTTATTTCTTCTTTTGGAACATTAAGTGTAACTAGTAAGTTAGGATCTTCAACAAAAAATCTAATTGCTTCTGCTGGATCGCCTACAACTTCACCTTCTTTATTATAAGTATCGATTTGAAATCCATAACCTTTTAATAGGTTAAAAACTCTATCTGCTACTGTTCTTACACTCGTTGCCATTGACTTGTATCTCCGTTATGTATGTATTTATCATTTAGTAAGGATTTTACAGCATACCGACAGGCATAGGTTCGTCGTATTCGTCATACGGTCCGTCATCAGGTCTTGAACCGTCACCTATGTTTTGATTTACTACTGTAAATATATCATCTTCAAATGTACTAATGTAACTAATCATTCTACATGCTGTCATCATACTCATAACTAAGTCATCTGATTCACCAGGCTGTCCTGCAAAACTATTACCACGTGCTACAAAGTTTTTAAGCTCACTTAAAAACGCTTTACTGTAGACTTTTAGTTTGCCTTGCTCTATGAAACGTTTAAGTTGTAAACAGCCGTCAATTTTAGTCTTACTGCTTGTATGAAATCCTTTACGTCCACGTTTGCCTTGTACTTTAACAGGATCATGTAAAAATGTTCCTGGGAATTGTTCTTCGCCTGTATCTCTAATTACAACTAGGGCGGCTTCTCCAATTGTATTGTTCTCTACTGTCCAATACAATTCTTTTGAACCATACTGTTTTAATTCTTTTAAAATTTCCATCATAACTCTTATTTGTCCTTCAACAGGAGTTTTGTTATGACACCATTCTGCTACTTGTACCATGCTAGGTAATTCTACTACTTGTATTGCAGAGTTATCTCCGCCTGTTCCTGCACTAGGATCTAACGACAGCACATACATTTTATCTGCTGTGGGCCTTTTGTACCAACGAACTTCTCCTGTCTTGTACAGGGTTGGTGTGTGCGTCATAGTTGCCAAATGCAACGAGTCAATAAGTGTTTCGTTGTATATAATAAATTCACATTCGTGTTCACGCCTAAAACGTTCTTCACCAATCCTACTCATTTCTTCTGTAGCCCATTCCTCATCTCTATCTGGATGTTGATCCCATGTTGCCATGTAACCTCTGAATCCATTAATACCTACTTCTTGTTCATTGCCATATTCATCTGTAGTTTTAATTGCTTGATTCCAAATACCAGCAAAGGTATCATCATCACTGTTTGGTGTACTTGTAACAATACACTTACCGCCTGTTGCTAGTGTAGGTGATAGCGAAGTCCAAAACTCTTTGGCTATTCTAGGTGGCACAAACGCAAACTCATCTAAGTATACTAATGTTAAGGACATACCACGACCAGTATTTTCAGTTGTTGTACTTGCAACAATTCTACTGCCGTTATCAAACGTTAAACTTGTTTTGTTATATTCAACAACACCTGCTCTAATATGATTTGGTATGCTTTCATACGCATATCGTATACGTTGCATAATTTCTTGAGCGCCAGCCGCCTTATGTGCCGCTACTAGTATTGTACTGTCTGGCTTGAACATTGCAAACCATAGTAAGTAACCTGCCGCCACAGTGGTTTTACCCATCTGTCTGCCTAGCATGTTAATACTATAACGATGTGCATTGTAATTAGCAATTAAATCTTCTTGATAGTCGAATGGGTTGAACTTAATACCACCTTTTGTAGGGTGTTGTATCTTCACAAAGTTCTTCATGAAGTGCATTGGTCCTGTGTTAGAATCGCAACATGCTTGGAACTCCCTTAACATCTCAGGATCATAAGGAATCTTCGAATATGCTTGTTTAACTAACTCTGTATTTACTGTACCTTTTGGCATACAGTTATTTATGTGGAATTATAGGTTGAATTTTGTTATTTAGAACTATTCATTAAGAAGTCTTTAAGTCTGTCTCTAATAACACTACTTAAAACTTCTTTATCTGTGGACATTGATGCATCTTGCTTTGCATCTGGGTCTATGTCTGTTCTTGGAAATTGCATTCCAGTTGGGTTTTCTTCTGGTTGTGAAACAACTATTGCATCTAATGGCATTTCTGCAGGATGTTCTGCGCCACATGGTTGTTCTTGTGCTTCTGGTTCACCTGCAGGCAAAGTAATGCCTACTTTTTGTAGCATTAATTTTAAACCTTCAATTGAATCTGCAGTTGCATCAATAGTTACTGCTGAACTATCACCATGCATAGATTTTTTGTATGAATGATTTTCTCCAGTACTGTTTGACATTAGTTTCTTCTCGAACTCTGTGATATAACATCAACGTGTTTGGCTTCTGGAGCCAATCCGCCGTGTGCTTGACCAGTAATTGTATCATGCATTGCATGTAGGTCATCTCCCATAATACCATCTTTACTAGGATAGTTACGGAAATAGTCTGCACCTTTCTCATCTTTAATTCTTTGGAGTTCTGCTAAGAATTTAGCATTGTATTCTTCTCCAAATAGAGGACCGTCTGTTTCACCTTGTTGTGCTTCATAATGGTCTTGTTCTGAAGAGCTATCTACTTCGTCTAATATTGCTCCTGGAACTTCTACTTGTCTGTCTTTGTCATTAGCAAGTCTTTCTTCAGCCATTTCGCTTTCAACCCTTTTAGGATTGTCTACGCCCATAACAATTACACGTTCATGGTCACAACCACAAGCAACTGCTACATATACTTCTAAAATTCTTTCATTGACTGGATATTTTAACACGACATCAGTACTACATACTTCTGAGGTAACACTTAAACCTTTAAGTCTTTTGAATTCAATTGGATTCTCTTGTATAGGCAACCTTTTCCAAGGTGTAGCACTTACAAGATTATATTTTTGTAAAGCACCTTCTAACTTAGATAAGTCATCAGGACTACAATCTCTTGCTAATTTAATTCTGTAACCGTATTCTTTATTGAACGATTCGGTTATAATGTCTTTAAGTTCTCTCATGTTAATAACTCCGTATGCACTTATTTATCATATTTAGGAAAATTTACTAGTTTTCCTTTGCGTTGATAATTTTAAGTAGTTCATTTCTGTCTACAACACTACCTTGTGTACCTGAAGTACTACCGGATTGTACATTGTTGTCTAGTCTTCCCTTCTTAATCATTAAATCAATCTGTTTTAACTTGGAATCTATTTTGCTGTCTTTGGCTTCTAAGGCTGTCTTTAACATTTTAGCCGCACTATCAAAAATACTGCCTGCTTCTCTGTCTCCAACGTTCATACCTAAGTTCATCAACTGCTGATAACTGTCAACTGCCTGTTGAGCAATGTCGTCCATCTCTGTGTCATGCTCTTCAAGCCCTTTAACATTTTGTAATGCATGGTCTATCTTTTCTGCGTTAGTTAATGCTGTTTGTACATCTTCAATATCCACTGCTGTAACTTCAAATTCTGAAATGTCATTCAAGTCAGGGAGTTTATCTTCAGTATCGCCTATAATTTTATTAGGTTCGTCTGACATTGGGGGTAAATTAAATTCTTCTTCTAGTTTTTTGGTCATACTGCTATTTATACTATGTTACAAGTACTTTGTAATGTTATATGGTATAGATACATAGGGTAAGTCTACTACTTGACGTATCTGATTGAGAAACTCTGGTCTTAAAGGATGATCCAATTGGTCAACTACGTCTTCTTCTGCAAAATTATCAAATGTTCCCCAATCGTCCATTCTACTTATAGTACATTGTGCATCATAACGTGCTGTTAGTTTAACAAAATTAACAACATCATGTGCATTTGCTTTTTGACACACAAATCTAAAGTGTACATCAGCGCCTTCTGGCTTGTTCTCATGCATCCAGTCTAAATTTTCTATAAGTTTTTCAAAGTTACCCGGTCTTCTTACTACTTCGTATACTTCTTTACTGCCTGCATCTATACTAATTTTAAATTCGCTTATATTAGGAAGTATTTTACTATCTGGTAATTGCTTACTCATTAATAATCCGTTTGTGAACAATGTAAGAGTGTGATTATGATTAGGAATCCAGTCTGTAACAAACGGTCTCATTATGTTACTTGCTAAAGGATCGCCATTTCCAGTTAATGTAATGTGTGTACGTTCTTTAAATCTGCGTAATAGACTAATTGTATGCTTGGCATACTCTACTTGCTGTTGATAAGTGTCGCCTTCTGTGTGTAATATCATTTCTGGTCTACAACTTGGACATGCAAGGTTACAACTTTCATCTACATTAACATATATACTATAAAATTCTTGTCCTTTGTTGTTTATGTGATGTAAATCATGTTCCATTATTCTGCAATGCTCTACAGCACACCATGTAAACTTTTTATCTTCTACATCTTTTTGTAATTCTTTTGCTAGTGGATTTGACCATACATCTTCTAATTCATAACAGTCCAATATATTACATATAACAAATGGCAAATATAATTCACAGTTATCAATGAAGCATTCGCCCTTTGTTGTGATATTTAAACTACGATGTGGTATTGTACAACTGTTAGTAATAGTGTGTTTAAGTTCATTGTTACGTTTTGCCATTGGCATTAGTCCTCTTGTTGGACTTTGTAACAATTTATAGTCTATCAGTGTCGACATTCGGTCTTACCCATTTTCCATTTCTGTATACTGCAACTTCGCCTTTGTTGCAAAGTGTGTGTTCGCCTTCTACCGGACGTTGCGGTTCTCTTACCTTAATCATTATTTCCTGCGAGGTTTACGTTGTGCGGGTTTTCTCTTTTTGTTGTTTCTGAATATTTGGTCTTCAGTAATTACTTTAAAATGCATACCCTTGGCTTTAGCCCACTCTCTGGCGGCTGTCCATTTGGCGGCATTTAGCATTGTTTGAATTTTATCGCCTTTTCCTCTGGCGGCTTCTATTATAGTTTGGCTCTTAGGTTTAATTTCTATAAGCTCTACTAACTGCTTACCAGATTTGTCTGTGTATTGTACCATAAAGTCGGGTACATAGTTAGTAATCTTTCCTGTGAACGGATTTTGGTAGGGAATTTTTACATTCTCACTAGCCCACTTGGTTATGTTTGGATGTCCATCACAGAACCTCATAAACGCCGTCTCCCAACTGCTACGAGCATAAGGTATCTTAGTACCTACATACTTTTCCGGGTTTTGTACGGTGTATTGTCCTTGTGAATAGTGCTTACTACCAGCCATGTTACCTCTTTACGGTCTTATAACTGATGCAATTTTTGAATTTCTATTGAATTTGTCAACAGTTAAACCTATGTTATTACCTTTTGGTCTAATACTATTTATAGCTTTATATGTTTGTTCTGCTAACTTTATGCTATCTTCGTTTAGTTCGAAGTATGAAATGGGGTGTACACCTTGTTGGTCTGCAACTGTAATTAATGCAACTGCCAATGTTTTAGCAGTAGGGCCATTGAATCCTATACTTTCAAGTCTGTTTTCTATTATGTTAATTTTGTTTGGGTCCATGCCCTTAAAATTTTGTGGTACCATGTTTACAAGTATTTCAACACTTGCTTCTGGTAATGGAAAATTAATAGTATTGTTTTCTATAAACTGTACAAGTTTATCTCTACGAACTTCGTAACTAATCTCATTGCCGAATGTTTCGTATAAACTCTTACTACTCATTTGATGATCCTGTAAACTGTTCAAAGAACTTGTCTGATTGTTTGGATCTAACATCGCCGTTTTCATCGCCAAACCCACCTACTAAAAAGTCTAGATTTTTTGCTCCCATATGGGGATTTTTAGTAACACTACGTTCAGGCATAGAACCACCCGGTGTATCAACATTTGTTTCACCTGCTCTTAGTTTTTTCCAAGCACCTTGATTGAATCCTGTGAATCGTTGTAACTCATCTTCTGAGATCCAATCGTTTACAGCTGGATTAATACTAAAGTTTTCGTAACTAATGTTCATTGTTATCATTGCTGGTGCTGAGTCTGAATGGTCAATTCCATCTATTTGAAAATCTGTTATTAAAGGATTAAATATTGTATAACGTATTGCTTTCTGTCCATGGAACTTAACTATGTCCATACTAGTAATAAAGTTTCTTTCTTTTCCTGGTCTAAGGTTGTACCCCATTGCGTCACTATCAAACTTTCCTAAAGTAACTGAGTCTGATCCGCCTGATGCTATTGCTTCTGGAACTACATCGTATGGTGTAATTTTTGGTGTATTTGTTGCACCAGTCATGTCAAATTTTCCCATTGGGTTAACAAATAAATGAGCATAAGCCTTCATTAAAACTATTACCCACGCACTATCAACTGTATCATATGCTGTTACCTGTATAGGTTTCATTTCTGTGTGAGTCACAGTGATACGTTTTCTATTATATTGATTTTTTACGTCTGTTTGAATTTCTGCACTTGGTACCTCAGCAGTTTTACACATAGAACTTAGTTGGTTCATTGTGTCAGTGCTGTTCAGGGCGTCAATTTTCACTCCTGAATTGAAGTGAAAATTAACGTATCCTTGAAACTTTTGACGTACTGGGTTTATGCCAGGATTGAATCGCTTTGCATTGTTCCAATCTCTCAGATAATGGTTAACTGGTGTTTGACCATTACTCTGATGTGCATTACCCGTCCGCTGACCGTTATAATAGCCGGTACCTAATAGTTCTGCGGCTATTCTATATAGTGGACCTCTAACTCCTGCCATCAAGACCTCCTAGCGAATTATTATGCGCCAGTACTTCCTGCTGGTCCAGGGTTAACGTTAGTAAACGGATTTCCTTGTGCTAAGATTCCTGCTACAACACTACTTGTTCCTTGCTCATGTATTGCATTATCAAATCTAATTGTTAATGATACAGTTACAGGTTCGTTAGTGGCATAGTCGGCATCTGAGTAGTCAGTGTTAGTTATAAAACATCCTTCTAAGAACCAAACTTCAGTTGCATCTGCGGAAGAACCATCTAATGATTCAACAAGCATGTTGAATTTGTAGTCTTCGCCAGCAATTGGAGCCGTCTGTTCTAAGTGATTAAGTTGTCTACTATTCTGTGCGCCAACAATTCTTGCTACACTATTACTAATGTCGTCTCTTAGGACAACTGTAATAGGATCCCATGTGTGTTTGCCTTGGACATACACTTTTGAGTTGTAAGAATCAATTGGAACTTCTTCATAGTTTACTTTAGGACGAGTTACGTTCATAACATTCTGTGTGAATTCTCTCGTAGATTGGTCTCCGCCAAATCCACTTAGCATACTAACCCTAAATCTGAATTTCAGTTTAGGCATTAAGATGCCTTGGTTATCACCTATCGGAACACCAAATTTATTTTTTGTTGGTTCTGCCATGTTTATATCTCCTAATCCATAAGACACATTTTAATAGTAGGTCTTATCGTTACATTTATTTATCTAAAATGGGAGAAAATCTTTATACTAGTACTTAATGGCTATTGCTTTCTAATGTATGGAACTTCAGCACCAAAATTCATTTCTTTGAACTTAGAATTAAAGAAATGTACCCCAGTAGGCAAATCTAATAAATTTCTGTGTAGGTCTACACTAAAAACTGCTCTATGTTCTGAAGACTCGTTGTATGCACTATGTATCCATTGATTATTAAACCCAAAAGTTTTTGTCCAGTCAGTTTCTTCATTGCAAACTTCAAAATATAACTCACCTTCTGGTACATACAAAGGAACATGTATTCTCATGTAGCCACCTTTTCTATTTTCTATACCAGTATGTCTTTTTATAACAGAGTCTGCTCTAAGTATAGAATAACTTGCAATAGGGCATTCTTCTAAAGTCCATCTATCTAATAATTTTCTTGCTGTTGGTATTTTTGGATTGTCTACTGTGAAATCAAAATGTGTTTCTCTATCTTCAGTAAACCAATCTGGTCTGCCATCTAAGCCATACCGTAAATTGTTAGCCATCCATGAATCTAACCCATGTTCGTTTTCTGCTACAAGACGTTGTGCGTCTGTTATAGTATAGTTACGTTGGTCTAATACTGCTTTGTATGATTCATCTCTGTCTAATACTTGTTGTATCTTTTCATGTGGTGTACCTTCTACATCGGCAACCATATCTTCCCAAAGTCCTTCTCTGAAAGAGTCTAAGTAATCATAGATATCATTCAGTGCTTGAGTAGAACCTGGCCCGTCTTTATGCCATACCTTTTGAAAGGCAGAGGAAAGTTTTTCTTCTTTTGTAAATTCTGAGTTTAGCTTCATAACAAGTATTTATGCAGTCAAAAAAAAGACGCCTTAAAAAAGACGCCTTTTAATTTATTAATGTATTGCTTAACTACCGGATGATCCCAAAGTGTTTTGGATTCTAATCGGAATGTATATAAACTCAACTGCTTTGACAGGCTGTATAGCAATGTCAATGTAAAGTTCATTTCTATCAATTCTAGCAGATGTGTTATTTGTTCCATCACAAACTGTAACGAAGTCAAATAAACCTCTTTGAATAACTAAGTTACTCAATAAACCATCAACTACATCTTTAGCATTTTGTCTAGTTACTGCATCATTTGGTTCAAACAAGAACGGCTTAACGATATCGTCAAGTCTTTCTCTTATGTACACAATAAGTCTAGCAACGTTCACTCTATCCAATGCACTTGCAGTTGGGTTAAGTGTTTTTTGTCCAAATACTGCAAGTCCACGTCCTGGGAATTGAGCAATTGGATTAATTTTGTTACCATATAATGTATCTCTTTGACCTTCGTTGAGTGTTACCGGAGTATACTCGCCTGTTGTCGGATCTACATAACCTACTGATGTTGCATTTTGAACAAGACCTCTTTGGAAGCCTGCTGGTGCAAACCAAGGGAAAGCAACCTGGTCATTGTATGCAAGAGTTCTTAAAGCAACATGACTTGAAGGAACAACAACGTTGGTTCCGTCTAAGTTAGTTGTTAAAGCACTTGGGTAATAAACAGCCGCGTATGGTGAAGCAGAAACAAGTCCGTCCTCTCCATTCTCACTAGCATTGTTGGCGTTAGTGGCCCAGTCTTTTGTGCTTGTAGCATCTGCTTTAAGTCTAAATGGTGAGTCAGCAATAACAAAGGCAGTATTTCTTCTGTCTGTGCTTAATGCTACCATTTCGTCTAGCAATTCAGGGAAGCCAGGAGCGGCAATAATGTTATATGCATTAACTTCACTTCTAATGTCATCATTAGAAACGATTGCAGATTGCATTTTAGTTTTAACTAAATTGTGTACTGCTTTTCTTAATCCAAACATGTTACCGTCTGTTTTGTTTCCTGAAGCATCAACCCATACGTTACCAATATTAGTAGAAGCTGGAGTATAATTAATCTTATACTCTTTAACATTACCTACTGAAGCACGTTTGTTATAGCCCCAGATACCACTTGGGTATGCTGTTGCCAATGGTGCGTCTGCATCTAATGAACTTGCTGAAGACTGTCTAAAGTCTCCAAACACTATTCCTTCTGCTGTATGCTGATCACTTCCGTCTACTGAAACCCAGGCTGTACCTGACCACTTGTAGAATTTAGGGAAGTTTTCTGTATCGTCTGAATCCAACCATGCGTCGCCGGCTACTAGAGCAGTTCCGTCTGATTGTACTGTTGGTGCTGTTGCAGTTACACTTACGTCTTTTGTGAAAGTAACCCAAGCACTACCGTTGTGTTCTAATAAGTCAACGTTAGCCTTAGCCACTGTCGCATTGTACCAGTAAGTACCTTCTGCTAAAGTTCCTGTCATAGTAGTTTTTGATGCTACATACGATAGGGCTCCGTAGTTAGAGTATGTTTTGTTTAATGCAACCGCCTGTGTTCCTAGTCCAATTGAACTTGGTCCAAAGTCTGCGTGGTTACTTTGTACAACTATATCTCTACCTGTACTAGAAGTTAATATAATATTATTATTACTTCCTATTGAAGCAAGAACTTCAGTTACACTAGCCGCACTAAGAGCCGCGTTGATGTCATAAACTGCATCTTCGGCTGTTGATGTTGCTGGAGTAGTACTGATTGTACCTGCCAATGTTACAACTGTAGTTGTGCCATTGTAAACAATGTCTAAACTGCTGTTGCCGGAAACGTCTACGCCACTAGCGAACGCTGATGAACCAGTCGCTACTAATGATGTGTTTCCATTATGTCTTTTCAGGTCATACTCTGCTTCTGTTCCGCCATGTACTGCAATAAGGTCGCCAACTTTAACGTTTGCCGTTCCTATTGTAGTAAGTGCTGTATCAGTGTTTGCATATATTGATGTTGCTACTGCACTAAAAGTCTTACTTGAAGAACTGTAAAGTTTAGTAGATAAACTTGCACCTGTGTTAGGTGTTGAAGTTTGAACAAATATGTCTCCAGCTGAAAGAGCCGTAGTATTGTCTGATCTTAGACTTGGTACTGATAAATGAGTACTAAATTGGAAGTCACCTGATGTTGCTGAACCCCAACTAGTAGTACCTACTTGGTACCAGTCGTTTGAATATTTTTCGTAGTATTTAACTTGGGTAGAAGTTCCACCAGCCGCTGTATTTGCCACAACTGCGTAATCGCCGTTCTGTCCAAATGCTTGGCTTGGTCCACCTGTTCCTGAGTTTATACTTGTTGAATCTACAACGGATACTGTTTTCTTAACCCATGCTGTGCCTGACCATTCTCTTAACCCGAAAGTTGAAGATGCTGTGTCAAACCAGTATGATCCATCTGCAATAGCGCCTGTTGGAGCCTTGCTGGATGCCGCTAATTCACCTAAGTCTATATCTGCTCTCAGAACGTATGCTCTGTTTGCCAAACCTAAGAAACTGTGGGCCGCTAGTAAACCGTATTCATTGAGATCATAACCATTCAACTGATTACTACCACTTGCATAGAAACTTGGGTTTCCAAACTGTTGTAGTAGCTCACGTTGACTAGTCATTAGTTTTAATTTACCTGCGTTTGCTTTAGTTGTAAATGCCGCTGTACTTGTTCCATCTGGTCCAGTTTTATCCTGGGCCGTAGCGATGATTAACAAAGGTACAGTTCCAGCACCCGCCGCCGCATAAAACGATTCGTCGGATACACTAATGCTAACTCCTGGTGATACTAATTCTGCCATTATAATCTCCTAATATTATTAATTATGTTAGTGCAATTATTTATCATAAAAAGTGTAAAGCACGGTATTATAAAACTACCGGAGTACAATAAAATATGAGGTTTTGATAAATAAGACCGGTTTGGTCTATAATGCTTGTATTTTGGGGGTAAAGATATTATTATGTATTAAAGTTACTTGTTCTTGCAAATCTTCTAGTGTTCCTGTGTTAGATATCTCATAATCAAAATCATATCCTGCCCACTTCCATTCACTTGCATGTACACTTGCATAACGTGTTTCCATTGTGTGCTTTGCTGGAACACTACCTTTATTGGCGTGTGATGCCACTTCATACCATTCAGGCATGACGTTTCTTATAACATGAATAACTATACCGTCAAGTTGTTTAACTAAGTCTAGTTCATTTTTAAATCTAGCGTCACTTACAACAACTAGTTGGTCTTCTTGTGATCTCTTTCTAATACGATATTCTAAACTGTCTAACCAAATGTCTTGATTAAAATGTGTACGCATTATTTCTGTACCTAACAACTGAAGTGCTAGTCTTGGAGTAAAATTATCTATGTTTAATTTTTTAGTCCAGTAAAGGTCTGCTGTTTCTCTAAAGTCTCTACTTGCTAATGTATCGCCTTCTAACATGTGTCTATCCCAACCAAACACACTAGAGCATAAATCTTTTAAAGGTGCCGCAAAACTATCCTTTACTGCTCCTCGTTCTACGAACATCTCGGCAACTGTATCTTTGCCACTTCCCATAAATCCTGTTATTCCTATTATCATACTATTATATATCCTAATAATTATTACTTAAAGAAATTTCCGGAAGAAACCAATTCTTCAATTCTTCTAAAATTCATTCCTTCACCTGAATGTACTCTAAACGATACCCTAGGAGTATTATTAGTTAATACTCTATGCCATTTGGCTAAGTTAATAAAAAACGGATTATGCATTCCTTTACGTTCAGCACTTATAGGTATATGGTCTCTCCACATCTCAGAGTCTGCAATATAGCTCGTAGAGGCTGAAACTTTCAATCCATCTTGAGCGAGAACTTCCGGGAGACCTTGTGGAGTTATTTTGTAATCTGGATTATTGTTAAGCCATGTGTTTACAAATTTAGATTCTACTTCGTTGTACTTGTTATTCAACTCATCAGTAGCATGTGTAAATTGTAGGATACTCTCGTCTACATCTCCTAATAGTCTAAAATTACAACATACCGATGCTCTTACTTGGTGCAGTATTTGTGTATTAAAATCTACAGGAATATCATTTGGAATTTTTACAGGACCTTCTGTATGCCACTTTGATGTTTTATTAAAACACAAAATAGTTATAGGTGGTAACTTACCACCTGGTAGTTCCCAAAGGTCATCTAAATAGTCTTCATGAAATGTGTCTCTAGCCCAATCATACACTTCACGTTTTAGTTTGCTATTCTTAATAAGTGCTGTACCATTAAAATGTATATTGTCATCTTCCCGTCCGTTTAGGCTGTGTATATATTTGTCATATTCATTCGCCGGTTGGGATTGCCAATTATTCCATGCTAGTTTATTTGTTTTAATTATAAAAGGTTTAAGGTGGCTTTTGTTATCATTAATTAATTCGTAATCTTCATCAGAAAAGATGTCGTCTACTGTCCAGGGTAGTTCCATTGTTGGTAAATCTATATAACAGTTTTTCATTTAAAAAACCTCTGTGTTTCTACAAGTTCTTCTATTTTTTTAAAAGTCATTCTTTCGTGTGAATGTACTCTAAATGTTACTCTAGGAGTATTGTTGGTTAATACTCTATGCCACTTTGCTACATTAACAAAATACGGATTATGCATTCCTACATGTTCTGTAATTTTATTAAGATGGTCAGCCCATTGATCCATATCTGATATGTAACTACTAACAGGGCCTACTCGTATGTTATTTACAATAGCTAGGTTTGGTGGACGTTTTATTAACCTGGATAAAAATCTTGCATAGTCTGTAAAAAATTTATCTCTAGCCAGTTCATGTGTACGTTCCAATTCGTCTGAACCATTTGCAAATTCTATTTTACTGTTGTCCGTATCTCCCAATAGTTTAAAGTTACACACAGCAGGTGGTCGTAATTTATTAATCCTATTAAAGCCATCAACATCTCCACCAGATGGAGCCTCAAAATCTGGAGTTTTCATTGGTCCTTCACAATGCCATCCTGAAGTTTTATTAAAACATAAAACTGTTACAGGAACTACTTTGCTGGCGCCGTTGGGACCGGTCCATAGATTATCTATATAGTCTGCATGAAATGTATCGTTAAGCCATTCCCACATTTGGCGTTTTAATATTTGGTCATGTACTACTGCTGTGCCATTGAAATGCATTTCTCCAGCAAGTATCGTATCTATGTCTTGCTGTACAAGGTCTCCAGTATGCTTTCCAGCCTGAAGTAAATCATATCGTTGCTTGCCGGCATTAGTCCACGTAATGTTTTTTGATTGTATTGAATAGTTCTTTGACGCACCATCTTTTGCATGTATCAACTCTATATCTTCAGCTGAAAGAATATCTTCTGCCGTCCATGGTAGTGTTAAATTAGGTACATCTATGAAACATCCATTCATTTTAAAAATTTACCTTCATCTATCAAACTTTGAAAATGTTCAAACGTTTGATTTTTGTGTCCCATAAATCTTAAACTAACTCTCGGTGCTACTGTTTTAATATTAACCCTGTGCCAAGAAGATAAATTTAATAAAAATGGACTGTGGTATCCTTCTATTTTTCCTGCAGGTTTTAAACGCTGTAACATGTCATTACTAGATGTTTGGTCAATAGTTTCTGAAACACTAATGCCATTATCACTCCACATAGTCACAGGCTCTTTGCCGTCAACCTTCCATTGGTCTGTGAAACGTTTATTTAATGCATCATACTCTGCTGTAAATATTTCATCTGGTTCTGCAACTTCAATAGAGCAATCATCTGCATCGCCTAATAGCCTAAAGTTACATACAGCACTTGTACGTGATGTTTCAATTCTATTGTGTAATAAACTTTCGTCTGCAACTTTTCTCCAACCTGATAACCCCTCTGTGTGGAATGTACTTGGTCCACTAAACCCAATAAGTGTAATAGGAACAATTTTCTTTCCGCCCAAACTCCAAATGTCTGCTAGATAGTCCTCATGGAATGTATCTTGTGCAAACTCTCTGAGTGTGTACATTAGTTTTTTATTTGTTATGACTCCTATACTTGTTGGAGGTCTATAGCCTTTCATTTTTTCGCCTACAACAAAATCTTCATCTTTGTCTAACACAATATCTGTGCCGGCAATCTTATGTTCGTTTGGGCTATACATCCAACTCATGTTTTCTGTTTGGGCCATTGTCCAACCAAACATGTCTGGGTGCTCTACGATTTCTACCTTGTCATTAAATTTTTCTCTGTCGTAAATTAAATCGTAATCATCTTCCGTAAAAATATCATCTACTGTAATAGGTAATTCCAAATCTGGAAAAGAACAAAGGTGATTTCTTACGTTATGCATTTATTAATTTACCCTCTTTATGTAAGTTAGCCCAATGACTCATTGGTAGTTCTTCATTACACATTAATCTAAAACTGATCCTCGGTTCTTTAGTCCTACTATTTTCAACACGGTGCCAAGGATTAGGGTGGGTATCTTGATGTCCTAAGTTTAAGAGGAACGGACAATCGTAGTTTATTTTTCTATCTATTTCTGTAACATTATCATCAATAGTCATTATTGCATCACTATAAAAATTACTTCTAATGTTTTTATCTTTACACCATTGGACATCTTGCCCAGGTGTTCTCAAATTGTATAACTGCTCGACAGTATTTAACACATACTCACTTGGTTGCCCAAATACAATATCACTGTCCTCATCTGCTTTTAATTTAATATTAAGTACAGCACTAGTTCTTGCAAATCCTTCTTCCAATTTTGTCCAAGGATAAAATCCTTCGTAATGCCATCTGCTAGATTCACTTGCTTTAGTCATTACTAATGTTGCTGGAAATGATTTATTAGGGCGTTTGTAAAATGCTTTTGTAAAAAAGTTATCTGGGAAAACATCTTTCGCCCATTCTTGCATTAAACGTGATATGCTTTTATCTACTAAGAAACCTATCTGTAAGTTAGGTGCTTCTTCATTTGTGGTCCATGCTATCTTTTGTGCATTTTTAAAAACATATTCTGAGGGGTTGTGTCCATCTTGTAAGGCAAAATCTGAATCAAGTAAAATATCTTCTGCTTTAAACGGTAAAGGAAACTTTAAAAGTTCTGGTATGTCAAAATATGTGTTCCCAGACATTATCCTATAACAAAGCCTAGTGGTGAGTTGCCTTCTTCCATGTTGTGTATTGATGCTATCAATTGATCCATCTCTGTTAATGCTTCTGCCTTTAAGGCATCGCCATTAAGAGTTACTGCTCCACCTGGTCCTGGTAATCCACCTGGGAATTTGCTTCTTGCTTCACCTAACATCATTTTACTCTGTGCTAATGCAAAATTAGAAAGCCAATCTGCGGCATACACATCTTTAATTAAAACACTCTCTGGTATAAAGTTATTAACTCCAACTGCAATGTCTTCTGCGTGTGCCACGTTTCTTAGAATAGTTAATTCTTTTGTGTTGCGATTAAATGTAAAATTATACTCACTACCAAATATACGACCAATAGTTTCCTTGTATTGTGCAAATGCATCAAATACTGCAAGTCCACCTATTTGTCCTGCTTGTAGCATGTACATGTTATTAAATGCAACATCAAATGGATCAAAGTTAGTACCGCCACCACTGTTAGTTCCGATGCCTCTTCTATATAAACGCTTAACGTCTATAACTTCATCAGGGAGTGTATACTTTGTTACACCGTCCTGTGTTTGTACAAAAATAACTGCTTCTTCTACACTACCGCTACTCAACTGTCTATACTTTTGTAAAGATTTGTTGATTGCTATATCGTAATGCTCTCTATCCAACTCAACATCTACCATTCCGTCAGCCAGTCTTAACTGAATTTCCTTAATGATTTCGTCTCTGTTGTTGTAGCCTATTTGGTCTATTCTCTGTGCCATACTACTATTTATCACTTTCCAGTGTTAGAAGGCTCTAAGTATGATTGTAGTATCGTTTATTCTTCCGTTTAGTTTGGTTGGTGTTGTTTTTACTTCGTCAAATGCTTTAGCAAAACGTGTTTTAGCATTTCCGGTCCAGTTGCTAATCTGTTCTTTTGGCTTTCTAAGTGTCTTTTGCATAGAAGAGCCTGCATCAAAGCCTATTATAGTTGTGCCTTTAACCATTAATCCGGCACCTTCTCTTGCCATATTACGTGGGTCTTTGTTCTCTGCGTGGTACACACCTATCTTCCGGGACTTTGTATTGTATAACCAAAGTTCGTTAGCATACACGACGTCTGTGGGCGATATAGATGCTATTCCTAAGTCTCCATCGGCTACTTGGAACTTTAACTTCTTAATTATGCTTTCTTTACTTCTGCTTCTAGGCTTACGTTGTTTTCTGTTTGCTTTACCAGTAAGTATGATTGCATCGCAGGCATTACTAATTTTTTGAAAAAAGCCTAAATAATCCTTCTTCATTTTCTTATCCATAAAACTGTATGCTTCATTTAATTGTTCACATGTTCCATCGATACTTTCTTGTGCTTCTGCAAGTAAAGGTATGTATTGGTCTTGAATCATTTTAGCATGAGCAGGTTTAATTACTCCAGACTGATATACTTTCATATCTTTATCTGGATCAAACTTTTTAAGGTCAATCTTATCTGCTTCTATGAAGTTATCCATAACATCGTCCCAGTCTCCACATAAGTCAGTAATTTGTTCTAACATTCTTTCTTGTATAGACACTTTTGGTTTCACAACTTCTTTAACTTTGACTTCTTCCATTATCTCATTACCTTTCTCAATCCATTCTGGTATTCGTTTTTCATAAAATGCTACATACCGTTCAGGCATGTAACCAACTCTGGACCACATGTATCCATATTTTGCACTACTGCTAAATCTCCAATCCGGGTTTTTAAGTATTATCTTAATATCAGCCTTATCCCAACCACTGCCGTCTTTAACCCATTTCCTAAATTGTAGTACTTGGTCTTTAGTGGCTATCTCAGAATGTACAAAGTAATCCATTTCACGGAATGCGTTTTCTTGTTCGTCAGGATCTGTTACCAGTATGAATTTCTTCCAATCTGGTTGTGTAGTGACGTAAACTGTTCTCTGTTTTTTTCTAGCCATAACTTTTATTTTTACTCCAAGCAATATTCGTAGTTAGTATAACTTCAAATAAATTGTTTGTCAATTGGTAAATTTTGAATCAAAAGGTTTAAAACCTATAGTTTTTTAGCAGTAAGCCCAATACTTGCTGAAGCAACACGTTTTTCATTACAAAAAACTTCACAATCATAAAATATGTTATTCATTTTACGTTTTTTAAGTGTCGCATTAAGTGTTAATACATCTCCAGGGAATACTGGATTACGGAATTTACAACCATCTACCCTAGTAACAAAAGTTACATAGTCACTATGCTGTACTGCACCAACGTCTTGCTCTGCAAGATATAATGCATGTATTCCGGCGCATTGATTCATTCCTTCTATAAGATAAACTCCGGGCCATATCTTAACATGTGGGAAATGTCCTTCTAGGACTGGATGGTCTGCTTGGACTTCGTAAGTTGCTACAATAGAATGGTCATCTATAATCTTGTGACTGTCTATTAATGCTATTGGGTATCTGTGTGGTAGTTCCATACAAGTAGTTATGTAAGGAATTATAGTGAGTTGCGGTATTCTTGAACAGTTAGTATAGTAGGCACATCATCTTTCCATAATGTTACAGACTCTACTCTATTGTGTTCCTTGATATTCATTACTTTATCATAATATGCCATATGGTCATTGTACATATCTTGCCTTAACAAGTTACTGCCCAATATTGGATTCCTAGTAGGATGTATTTTCTTCCTAAGGAATGCCTTATGGGTAACCTGTGCAAGATGAAATGCTTTCATCAATGTTACTCCATGTTTGTTTGTATATATAACCATGTCTTCTTGACCAGGGCCAAATATTCCGGATCTTTGTAGGGTTCTGTATTCTTCTTTAGACTTTTCTGTGTACCCATAAGCGGCTGGATCTGCCTGTATGGCACTTTCAGTTTTTGTACCATCCATTTTTTCACCTTTACCTATGGACCTACGAAGTTTATATATAACAGGATAGATAGCATCCAGTTTATTATAATCTAAATCTGTTAATTTATTGTATGAATCTCTTAAACCTTCATAAGTATCTTCTGGTAACCCAAACATAAAGTTTGAGCTCATGCCAACATCTTTAAATGCGCCTGCTTTTAGTTCTCTAATAAATGCAAACTGCTCCTCAGGATCCCATCCTTTGCCTAATGCAATACCACTTTCGTGTATTGTTGATTCTATTCCGTAATGTAACCAACCAGCGCCGGCGTCTACTAATAATTGAGTTTGTTTTAATCTATGTTGTAAGTCTAATCTTGCAAAAGCGGACCATTTTAAAGGAATTCCTGTACGACTTTTTATTTCTGCTAGTCTTTCTAACTTTGAACTATCGTCATTTATAGTATCATCTGATACCCAGTACTCTGATACCCCAAACTCTTCCCAATTACGTTTCAGTTCGTCTTCTACCCTTGATGTACTACGCATATAGGAGCCTTTCTCCTTACCTATCAAGTTAAATTCACAAAATGTGCATTTGAATATACAGCCTCTGCCAATTTCTAAAGATATCTGTTGGTTTGGTAAAAGTATGTCTTCTGGAAAATAATGTTGTGTAGAATTTTCTATATCTAGCATACTTTTAGCGTCAGTGTATACTTTTTTGAGAGTGTTTGCTTCTAAATCCATCATCATGTGTCTAATTGTAACGTCTGCATAACCAAACATGAACACATCTATGTCATGTAGGGGAGAATCTACTTGTCCGTTACCTTTTAATTCTTCTGTAGCATTAAATTGTATTCCACCTATAACAAGTTTTATGTCTGGATTAATTTCTGTAGCCCATTCTTTTAATTTATGATGTCTTGATGGAGGGAAATACACACTATTCATTAATCCTCGTTGTGTGGCGCCAAAGGCGAACACTTGTCCAAACATTACTGCTTTAGTATTAGGTCCTACAAACTTTTTAATAACGTTGTGTATTAAATCTTCGCTGGAGTGCAATGGAAAATGTATTACTTGTACTGTATACCCCATTTGTCTAAGTTCATGTGCAACCCTATCTGCTCCCATTGACCTAGAATTATGATCGCTACTCATAGGCCACTCTATCCAGCCATGAAACGGGTCTGTTTTTGCTCTTACTGGATCATAGTTTTGGTTTCTAGTATAACAACGCTTTTCGAAGTCGTCTGCAGTTTGTAAATAGTCTGCATACTCTTCATCTGTCCATTGTTTTTGATAGTTCATCGATTCTAACTGTACTTCATACTGTCTAGCTACCGTTGGGTCACTCGCAAACATCAGTATATCTACTTCTGTGTGAATAAAATCTTTATCGTATGTAAGTATGTGCTTCATATAGGTTTGAACTCTGTGACTTCACCGTTATTTACCCATTGTACAGAATTATACCGTGTATGTTGTTGAACTGACATAATTTTTGACCAATACTCTTGCCAATAATTTTTCATAAAGTCTGTTTTTTCTGCATCTAGTGGTATCTTGTGATACGTTGCTGTAAGTTTTGGCATCCAGCCTCTACTTTTATGGAAGTCTTCATTTAACTTTTTAACAAACCGTTCTGCACCAGTGTAAGTTATGCCATGTTTGTTACGCCAGTACCTAACAACTGCTCCACTAGTAGCCTGTTGTATTCTGTTTGCTTCTTCAATGGGAAAGTCATACCCATAGTCTTCTGGATTTCTGTCTATCTTACTGCCTGTTTGTTGAAAGTTTTCATCGCCCGATGTCGTAACTTGATGAGATGATAAATCTCTTATAAACATATAGTTTACCATTAAGTAATCTAACGGATTAAATTTAGGATCTAGTATTTGTTCTCTGAATAAATTTAAAGACTCTCTGGTGTCTTCTGGTAATCCAACTACAAATGAACTAAACAGTTGTACTTTGTCTTTGAATATACCGTTCTTTAATTCCCATAAGTATTCAAATTGCTCTAATGGGTTCCAACCTTTACCTATTAATGGACCATTGAGAGGATTAAGACTTTCTATGCCATAGTGTGGATTAAATAATCCGCAATCCAGTAGTAATTGTTCTTGTTTTAATCTATGTTGTAAGTCTAATCTAATAAACGCACTAAGCTCTAATGGTATGTTAGCATTATGTTTTGCTTCTGCTACAAGTTTAAGTTTATCACTATCCTCATTAAAGGTATCGTCCATTACCCAATACTTGTAAATGCCATTCTCTTCCCAATTACGTTTCAGTTCGTCTTGTATAAGACTTTGTTTTCTAATATATGTACCTTTCTCTTTTCCTAGTAATCCAAAGTTACAAAAACTGCAACTAAAAATACAACCACGTGAAGTTTCTAAAGGCATTTCATCTCCTTTAACAATTCCATCTTCTTCACAGTAACTCATTGTACTGTTTAATATATCTAGTCGACTGCCTCTATCTGTATAAACGGGCCACTCGGTGCCTGCTTTAATATCATCTAGCATTTCAAAAATTGTTGCTTCTGCATAACCAACGTTGATAATATCCATATCAAGCATAGCACTATCGAATCTTTTATCTAATAATGTTTCTAATGTGTGAGGACTACCTCCAGATACTAATTTAGTATTAGGATTAATATCTTTAATCCAGTTTTTAATTTGACGTTGACGTTGTGGTGGCATGTAAAGAGAATGAAACAATGCCCATGGGTTATATGCACTATGGAATGTTTGACTAAAGCCTACTAAAAATGTATTATCACCTATAAACTTTTTAAATATTTTTTTAAAGTCTTCTTCTGTGTGATACCAAAAGTGTGTTACAACTTGTACTGTATAGCCTTTCTTTCTTATTTCATGTGCAAGTTTATACATAGCATAACTTCTTGCAGTATGATGTGCAGAACAATAGTCATTATTTTCTACATAATTGCAAACTCTTTCTGATTCTGGTGATGTTTTATCTACATGTTCTAAATACTTTGCATATTCTTCATCAGTAAATTGTTTCATACCTTGGTCGTCTGCTAACTTTAAACCAAAGTCATACACACTTGCACCTGGTATCATGTGTTCATAATACCAAATAGCAGTTAAGTCATCTGCAAATAGCAGTACATCTACCGGAGTTTTTTCAGGATTAAAGTTTTCTAGCATGTATGTACTTATCGTATTTTCTAATCTACGAAAGCACGTTCTAGTACAAAGTCGTTTGGTTCACCTAAGTTGCCTTCTATGAATCCATGTTCTTCAAAATAGTCTCGACATTCATAATTCATTTCTGGGCCTCCACATACCATAACTCTGTCAGTTTCTTTATTAAATCCACCGTTAGTAATCAAATCAATGTGTTCCCACAGTCGTCCTTTGCGGATATATTCTTCTTGAGTACAGGTATCATAATATTTTAAAGCAAACACCGATGCTACTTCCTCAATTTGTTTTATGTAAGTGTGTTCTGCATGTGTGCGTGTTGTATGAACTAGTATAACGTTTTTAAATTTTTCATACGTTTCTGGATCTCTAATAATACTCATAAACGGAGCAAGTCCTGTTCCTGTTGAAAGCAAATACAAATTGTCCCCTACAGTTAAGTTATCTATCGTTAGAGTGCCCGTTGTCTTGGGCATACATATTACTTCGTCTCCAACTTTTAAATGCTGTAAACGACTTGTAAGAGGTCCGTCGGGTACCTTAATACTTAAGAACTCCAACTCATCCTCATAGTTTGCACTAGCAATACTGTATGCTCTTAGTAAAGGTCTTCCGTTTTCTTCTTCTGACGGTAGTCCAATCATAGCAAACTCACCGTTTATAAAACGGAATGATTTATTGCGTGTTGTTTTAAAACTAAATGTTTTGTCGGTCCAATGATGGACCCATGTAACTGTTTCTATATTCAATGTTTAGTTGCCTTGAAAGATTCGAGCATTGCTCGTCTTATCTCTGGATCTTTTAGTTTATCTAGAAATTCATCGTTGAGTTCAAAGTTCATGCCACTTTCAAATCCAGACATTAAACTTATATCATCAACTCCTAATAATTCACAAATTTGTTCAAACGACAGTAAATCCATTCCTCGTTCTTTAGCATCAATTAACAATTCTAACATTGCTCCTGTTATGACGTCTTCTAAATCGCGGTCCATTTCATCTGCCATTATAATCTCCTACGGATCTGGTGGAGCTGATAGGGTTCGAACCTACGACATCCACGTTGCAAACGTGGCGCTCTCCCAACTGAGCTACAGCCCCCAAATCTTAAATACTTTACTTAATATTTCTATTTAAGTATGCTTTCATGTTGTTGCCAACTCTCTCTGAGTTTGCTCTTACATTATTGCCTATCTCTTCTGCATTCTTTCGAATGTTTGCACTAATTTGCTGTGCATTCTTTTGAATGTTTGCACTAATTTCTTGTGCGTTTCTCATTACGTTGTCGCCAACATCTTGAAAAGCCCAATCATTTTTGGTTGCTTTAGATACTTTTGTTGCTTTTGCTTTTGCTTTTACCATGTCTATCTCTCTGTGTGTGTACACACTATTGCCTAGTATTGTTATACTCGGTAGCACATATTTACCAGGAATAATTAACAATAGTTTTAATTACTGGCGTAAAGGAGAGATAGGCATTCACGTCTTTTGTCAAGAACTTTAGAAAGTGATAAATACTACATTATGCCAAGAATACAACTGTGGAACAAGAACAAAACTAACGACTACGGCTTCATAGACAGAGCTGTGGCAGAAGTTATCAATGCAGGCGGAACAGGAGTTTATGTACACAAATACATAGGCACATACACTGATGACGCAACTGCAAGTACGGGCTCGGGCGATTTATACATCCAAGATGTTTTATTTTTAGAAAACCGAGATAGAAAATACGATACAGACATTTATGAATTACGTGGTGCTTACAATGTAAGTGAACCAGACTTTGATTTAACACAGTTTGGTATGTTTATGTCTAACGACAATTTGTCAATGACATTTCATATGAATACATGTGCAAGTTTGCTTGGTAGAAGATTAATGCCAGGCGATGTTGTTGAACTACCACATTTAAGAGATGATTTACTTTTAGGTGGCGGTGAAGCAATTAATAGATACTTTGTTGTAAGTGATTCAGGCAGACCGGCAGAAGGATATGATCCTAGATGGTGGCCTCACTTGTGGAAAGTTAAATTAACTAATATCACAGACAGTCCAGAATACAGAGATATTCTTGGTACTGGTGAAACTGCTACAGACTTAAGAAACATTTTAAGTACTTACAGTAGTGAAATTACAATTAGTGATAAGGTAATGGAACTTGCTACAACAGATGTTAAACATGATACAGGCTATTACGAAGGTGGACATTTATATGTTGACGAAGAAAGTGATAAGCCAGGTATATACTTCCCAGGCGATGGAACTGCTCCTAATGGTATAAGTATAGTAGGCAGTGGAAGTTCATTCCCAATAAGTTGTGTTAACGGAGATTATTTCTTGAGAACAGATTTTGAACCTCACAGATTATTTAAAAAACAAGGTAGTAGATGGAGTAAAATTAGTGACGACAACAAGAAGGCTTGGAGTGCCGCTAATAAACTACTTACATCATTCGTTAATAACGACACCATAACTACCAATACAGATGGTACAACGCAAAATGAGAAAACTAATCTCAGTAAAGCAGTTAAACCAAAGGCAGATAATTAATGGCTAATTTGGATTACTGGTATGACGCACAACTAAGACGATACTTGACACAGTTCATGAGAATCTTTGGCGACTTTAAAGTAGCAGAAGGTAAGAGAGATAGCTCAACATTCTATAACAAGGTGCCTGTAAGATATGCAGACATGAGTAGAATGGTTGCACACATATTAAGAAAGGGTAGTGAGAACATGGTTAATGCTACTCCTTTTATTGCATGTAGTATTAATAGTTTATTAATTGCTAGAGATAGGGCACAAGATCCTATGCTAGTCAGTAAAGTACAAGTTGCAGAAAGACAATACGATAGTGGTTCTAGTGAATATGAAACAGGAAGTGGCGGTCAAAGTTTTCCAGGAAACTTATACAGCACAGATAGATACATGCCTGTGCCATATAACTTAACAATGCAAGTAGATATTTGGAGTGGTAACACAGACCAAAAACTACAAATAATGGAACAAATATTAGTATTGTTTAATCCTAGCATACAGTTACAAAGTAGCACTAATCCATTAGACTGGACTAGTATTTTTGAAGTAGAACTAACAGACATAAATTGGTCAAACAGAAGTGTACCAGCCGGCGTAGATGAAACCATAGACGTTGCCACCCTAACATTTACTTTACCAATATGGATCAGTCCTCCGGCGAAAGTTAAGAGACAAAAAATTATTAACACAATTATCACCAACATATATGATACTTCAAGTGTGTCTGATATGGGGTATGATGAAGATATATACGATTTCTTTAGGACATTAGAAAGTGATTTTGAATTACATACTGTTAGTCCTAACAATTACTTCTTACAAATTGCCGGTACAGAAGCAACATTATTTAAAACAGGACCTACAGAAGGTACTAGTTACGATGACGGAACAACTACTAAAGCAAATTGGAACGATTTATTAGAGTCGATATCACAGCAAGGTGCATCCGGAACATTAAGTAATGCATCAGTTACAATGAGCGACATACCATTAACAACTGGTAGTACACTACAACTTAATTTATCAAACGACATAGATTCAGTTACAAGTTTAGTAAGTGGATTTGTTGCTAGGAATAGCATAGATCCTGCTAAGTTAGTATTTACTGTAGACAATGATACACTACCAACTGCAACACTTTCTAACATTACTAAAATTATTGACCCTACAGCAAGTTACCCAGGAGACGGTACGTTAGATGCCGCTACCAATGGGCAAAGATATTTACTTACAGCAGAAATATCAGGCAGTCAGTGGGGTATATCTGCAGACGTAAACGACATAGTAGAGTACAACGGAAGTGCATGGACTGTAGTATTTAATGCTTCTGCTGTTACAGACTTACATTACGTTACAAACACATACACAGGAAAACAATACAAATGGCAAAGCGAAACGTGGACAAGCACTTACGAAGGGACGTACAATCCGGGGTTCTGGAAAATAAACATCTAGAGCCAGTAAGTATTATAGAACGGTTAAATCCTTTAACCAATTTTAATAAGCACAAAGGTATTAGTGCCGCGGGTGTATTATTCTTAGCAAAAGACACAGGCAGATGTTTATTCCAATTAAGAAATTCAGACAAACGAATGAAACACACTTGGGGATTTTGGGGAGGCATCATAGAGCATGGTGAGTCGCCATATGAATGCATTCAACGTGAGCTTGAAGAAGAAATAGGCTTTGTTCCTGAACTTAAAAAATTAAATCCAATTGATACATATCAAAGTAAAAATAAACATTTTATGTATTACAGTTTTTGTGCTGTAGTAGATAGTGAATTTTTGCCAACACTTAATAAAGAGAGTTGTGGGTATGCTTGGGTAGATATAGGGCAATGGCCCAAGCCACTTCATGATGGTGCAAGAAGCACACTAGGACGTAATAAAGGTGCTGGTAAACTACACACTATACTTAAAATCAATATGTGATAAGTAATAGCATGTCAAAAGATATTATAAATTTTGATGCTATAAAACTTACTACAGAACTTACAAAATATAATCGACACAAGGCAATCCCAAACACATTCTTCGATGGGACATTCACTATACTAGACGTAAGAGAATTGTATGATGACTTGTCGCCTAAGGTGCAAGAGTATGCCGACGCTTTAATAGAACATTACAATGTAGATGTAAAAGACAGCGAAGAAGGATTATATAAAAGTTTTTTAAACGAGTATAAAGCATTTATACGAAATCAACACACTCGTCATGACAAGTGGAACTACCGACCTATAATGAAAAAGTATAGGAGTAACATCAATCCAGTACGAGCAATAACGTATGACGTTAGGGAAATGGCTTACAGTTATAATAACAATGATGACCATCATGTTTGGTTAAGTCAACTTATCATAGAGCCTAACTTTTATCATAGAGTTATACAAGACATAATTAAAGATAGACAAAAAGTAGATAAAATTTTGAACTATTACATACCTATATACCATGTTGCAAAGTTTACTGCTCCGATAGAGTTAAAACACTTGCAGACATTGAGATTAGATTTGCTGGAATATGCTAAGTTGTTTACTGAATTTAGACACTACGATCCCGACGAATAATTATTTGTAAAGTTTTCTTACTTCACCATTAATTATCGGAGCATAAATTTTAACAGGCTCCTCTTTACCTTTAACAGTAACTTCGCCCAATTTAGAACATGGAATGTTTGTAGTCTGCTGATATGTGTACTCACTTATTAAAATAGGAGTATCTTGCTTCCTAGTTTCTGCTTCTAGTCTTGCACCTAAGTTTACAGCATCGCCTACAACACTATAATCTAATCTAGTTTCAGCACCCATGTTACCCACAATACATGTGCCTGTGTTTACACCAGTACCAAATTTAACTCTAGGCAAGCCACGTTCTTCCATTTCTGCTTCTAGTTCATCGCCAAGTAGTTCAATTTCTATTGCTGTTTTAACTGCCATCTCGGCATGATTATCACAAGGTAGTGGAGCATTCCAGAATGCCATTACACAGTCTCCCATGAACTTATCTATCGTTCCACCGTTGGCTAATACTATATTTGTCATCTTATCCAGGAAGGTATTGATAAGTTCCACTAATCCCTCAGGGTCATCGTTCTTCATATACTGTTCTGATATAGGAGTAAAGCCGACTATGTCAGCAAATAAGAAACTCATTTCTTTTCTTTCACCGCCCAACTTCATTAAACTAGGATCTTTAACTAGCATATCTACATACTCTGGACTTATGTATGTACCGAATTGTGCTTTTATTTGTTGTCTCAACTTGTATTGTTTGTAAAAATTGTTAAATGTTGCTTGGGTAAACACTAAAAATGTTGCAAGTAGTGGGAATGTTGCATCAAATAATAGCAGTTTTGACTGGTACATTAGTACACTAAACCATCCCAATCCACCCATGATACTAAGGGAAATTGGTATAGTTAACCATATAGGTGTTCTATACACACAGAAAGCAATAAGAATCATACCCAGTAACGCACATAGAAGCTCATACACGGTACTAAGTTGGCTACGCTGTATATTTGTACCATTAATTATATTCTGTAGCATATGAGCATGTATTTGCTGTGAATACAAGTTGCCACGTGGGGTTGGAACAGGATTAGCAATGCCTTCTGCTGTTACACCTATTATAACATATTTGCTACCTAGGTCAGGCAAACTATCTGCATTTGTGTATTCAACTTCTTGAAAGGTGTTGTTGAACCTAATATATGCTGTTCCATCCGGTTGTGTTACAACTGGGTCATAAGGTGGAACAGCAATTTCGCTAACACCTATTTCAGATGTTTTAATTATATAACTTGGTTTACCTGAATTAACTCTTAATAGCTCAATAGCAAAACTAGGATATAATTTTCCTTCAACGCCTATTGTTAGTGGGTAAGTTCTTGTTTGATTGTCTGGTTGTGGTGCTGAAGCATTAACTCCAATACCAAACGCCATAGTCTCTAGTTGGCTTATGTTCGTTACTAGGTTGGGCCATGTTAGTACAAAGTCCTGTGCGGGTAAAGGGCCTATCGTTCCT